ACCTGATCCTGATAGACGAAGCGGCATATACTAAAAACTCACAAATGCTGGATATTTGGCACAAGTCTCTCGTCCCCACGATGGCGACCAAGCCCAATGCTACAGTGTGGGCGTTTTCTACCCCCAACGGGATTGATCCAGAAAACTTCTTCTGGCGGCTCTGCAATGATCCAGAGATGGGCTTTGTGGAGCATCATGCGCCAAGCTGGGAGAATCCGCTCGTTAATCGGGAATGGGTAGAGACGGAAAGGGCGCGGCTTCATCCTGACGTATTCCGGCAGGAGATTGAGTGCCAGTTTGTTGACTGGTCAGGCGTTGCATTCTTCGGGATGGATAAATGGTTGGTGGATGGCCAGCCGGTGCCATATCCGACTAATTGCGACCGCGTGTTTGCGGTGGTAGACAGTGCGGTCAAAACTGGCAGCGCCAATGACGGCACGGCAATCATTTACCTTGCGCGCAATCAGTATGCGGGGACGCCGCTGGTCATCCTTGATTACGATATAATCCAGATCGAGGCTGATCTTTTAACTGACTGGCTTCCCGGCGTGGTTCTCCCTCGTTTGGATGAACTAAGCAGGCAAGTGGGAGCGCGTGAAGGCGTCCGTGGCGTATGGATTGAGGATAAGGCCAGCGGCACGGTGATGTTGCAGCATGGCAAGCGCCGAGGCTGGCCGGTGGTGGCTTTGGATTCTACCTTTACCAGCATAGGTAAGGACGAGCGCGCCATTGCGGTATCATCGCACCATCATCAGGGATTGTGCAAGATTAGCGACTTCGCATTTAACAAGACCGTCAATTACAAGGGCATCGAGCGCAATCACCTAGTCTCGCAGGTGACAAGTTACCGCATCGGTGATAAAGACGCTGCAAGGCGCGCAGATGACCTTGCCGATTGCTATACTTATTCGCTTGGGGTTGCCCTTGGCTCCGCACATGGTATTTAACTACAATTCGGAATGGATTTAACTCCCATGTCAACACCTAACAATCCCGGCTGGACAACGGGCTATGTGCCTACCGCTGCGGAGTGGGACAGCACATGGTCAAGCAAGGTTGATTACCCTGCACCTCCGGGCCAAGGCGGCACGGGCGTAGTCGCACAGCCGTCCAATGGGCAACTGCTGATCGGCAATGGCACAAACTACAGCCTGAGTAACATCACCGCAGGCGCGGGTATTAGCGTTACCAACGGCGCTGGTAGCATTACCATTAGTTCGCCCAATACGTTTGCATGGCCTGCTGGCGGGGTGCCCTACTCCACTGGATCGGCATGGAGCGGCAGTCTGTCGCTTAGTGGCTCCGGTTCTGTATTGGCATTGACCAATGGCCCAGTGTTCACTGCTCCGGTTCTGGGTGCGGCTCAGGCGTCATCTGTTGCTTTTAACGTAAGCGGCGGATCGTCGGTTATTCAGGGCAACGCTGGCACGGTTGGCGTTGTCACATATACGCTTCCGTCATCCACCCCGACGACAAGCGGCTATGTCCTAGCATCGGACACCAGCGGCAACATGTCGTGGGCACCTGCTGGCTTGACAGGCCCTACAGGCCCAACAGGCCCATCCGGCACTTATTATGCATCCACCAGCACCACATCGCTGACGCTTGCCACCGGCGCACAATCTCTGACGATTGGCACTGGGCTTGCCTATACCGCCGCCCAGCCTGTGATCGTGGCCAATGACGCCAGCCACTACATGACGGGGTTGGTTACAAGCTACAACACGGCCACTGGCGCGTTGGTGGTTAACGTCACGGCCATTACCGGCACAGGCACGTTTACAAGCTGGACTGTCAATCTCAACGGCGCATCTGGCCCACAGGGCGCTACTGGCCCCACAGGCCCAACGGGTGCGACAGGAGCGGCATCTAGCGTTGCTGGCCCTACAGGCCCGACAGGGCCGACTGGCCCACAAGGCGCGGGTGGTACGGCTGGCACAGCAGGCGCACAAGGCCCCACAGGCCCTACAGGCCCCACGGGTTCCACAGGATCGACAGGCACTGCTGGTGCTAATGGCCCCACCGGCCCGACTGGCCCTACTGGCCCTACGGGTGCGGCGGGTAGCACTGGCCCAACGGGCAGCGCGGGATCGTTCGGCCCAACCGGCCCCACTGGCCCCACAGGTGCAATGATTTATCCCGCCTCGGGTATTCCATTGTCCACTGGTTCGGCTTGGGGGACAAGTTACAATACCACTGGTTCGGGATCGGTGGTGCTAAACGCATCCGCCACGATGAACGCGCTTACTCTTGCTGCGGGCACCACGACTAACGCCCCGCTTAAACTGACAACCGGCACCAATTTGACCACGCCTGTTGCCGGTGCACATGAGTATGATGGCATTGCATTTTATACGTCCGTTGCAAACTCGGCTAGAGGCTTTCAGCCATCGTTTCAGTTTTGCCGCTTGGGCACCAGTTACACGCTGTCTAATACCACAAGCTATCAAAAGCTATTTAACACCACTACAAATGGGGCGATCAATCTCCCCGTGGGGCTTTATTATTTTGAGTGTATGTTTAATATCAGCGGCATGAGCGGCTCTGATATTGGCTTTGGATTTATAACTGCTGCAAGTTTAACATTGGCTTGGCGCGCATCGGCGGGCAATGCGGCTACTAATTATAGCACATTTAGTCAAAACTATGCTGCAACAAATATCACTGCATCCAGCAGCACTTTGACGGCAGCTACAGCTATGATGCAGGGCACGATTAACGTGACTACGGCGGGTAACTTTGCGCCTAGCATTGCAGTGGTTTCTGGTGCAAATAGTTCTATGGTAGTGGCGCAGGGTAGTTACTTCATGGTCACTCCGATCAGCCCAAGCACCACCACATATTCTGGCAACTGGAGTTAATCCTATGGCCAGCAACATCATCAATGGGACGGAATCGTTCGGATCAGCATTACAGCAACTATTGCTGGCCGATGACATTGTGCCGGGCGCGCAGGCGTCATATGAAATTTGCAAGCAATTATATAGCTTTCATCCGTTCGGACAAAAGATTGTCGATTTCCCGCTTTACATGGCCACATATAAGCCGCGTGAAATTACCGTTCCCAAAGCCCCCGATGATGGCCTCATGCTGGTAGAGGCGTTCAATCAGGAATGGAAAGACTTAAAGGCGGATAACCATATTATCAACGCGGCGCGCACCGCCCGGATTTATGGCATTTCCACCCTCGGCATCGTGGTGAAGGACGATGACACACAAGAGCCGGTGGACTTCAAAAAGCTATATGGTGCCAGCATTGCACTAAGCACATTTGATCCGCTCAATACCGCTGGCAGCTTGGTGCTTAATCAAGACCCCAACGCTCTGGATTTCCAGAAGGTGACGGGGGTTAGCGTTGCTGGCAAACCCTATCATCGTTCGCGGGTTTGCGTTTTGATGAATGAAGCGCCGATCTACATCGCGTATGAGAGTGCAGGCTTTGGCTTCGTTGGCCGGTCGGTTTATCAGCGTGGGCTGTTTCCGCTAAAGTCATTCCTGATGACCATGGCGACAGATCAGATGGTGGCCACAAAGGCGGGCTTGTTGATCGCCAAGATGGAGAGCCAATCTTCGGCAGTTGACGCGCCGATGATGCGGATATTCGGTCAGAAGCGCCAGATGCTTAAAGAGGCGCAGACCAATAACGTATTGTCGATTGGCACGGCTGAAAGCATTGAAAGCCTGAACCTGCAAAACCTCGATGGCGCATTTAGCCTTGCGCGCAAAAACATCATCGAGAATATTGCATCGGCTTGCGGAACCCCTGCCAAGATGCTGTTGAGCGAGACGTTCGCTGAGGGCTTTGGCGAGGGCACAGAGGACGCCAAGGCCATCGCTCAGTTCGTGGATGGCATTCGTGAATGGATGCAGCCCCTGTATGATTTCATGACCGAGATCGTCATGTATCGGGCGTGGAACGAGGACTTTTACGCTACCGTCCAGAAGAAATACCCGGACGAATATGGCAACGTATCCTATGCCGCTGCGTTCAATGAATGGCGGAATAGCTTTAACGCTGAATGGCCCAGCCTGCTGGATGAGCCGGAAAGCGAAAAGATGCAGGCCGAGGATGTTGTCCTAAAGGCCATCATTGCGGTTGTGGAAGTGTTCGCCCCGATGGTTCCCGGCCCGGCCAAGGCCCAGCTTCTGGAATGGGCTGCGGATAATTTCAACAATAATAAACGCCTGTTTTCTTCGCCGCTCAATTTGGACTTTGAAGCCATTGCGGATTATGAGCCGATTGTGCCTGAAAAGCCTGTGACGGAGCCAGCACCGGAAAGCGCACAGGATAGCGCCCCGGCAAAGCCCAAGCGGCGTAAGGTGGAAAAGATCACCGCCATTGATGATGAGATCAGGCGTAACGCCATGCGGTCGGTGCAATAATGCCTAGCGTTGCCCAGTGCATTGGACAAGAGATCCACAATTTCAATGTTGCGGCTTTGAACCATACGCAGGCGTATCATAGCTTTATTACGCTGGCACAGTTGGGCGATTGGGAATCCGCCTCGCGTAGTCAGATGCAGTCAGTTGCCATGCTAGATGCGGCGATGGACGCATATATGCGGGCCTGCCGGATTAAGTCTATGGCTGAGGGGCAAGAAGATGAATATCTGCCGGATTAGCACAGTGGCAGTGCATCCCCCTTGTAAGGGGAAGGTCGCGGGTTCAATTCCACGCATCCGGCTCCATAATGAAGGCTTTGGTGGCTAATGCCTAATCCAGACGGCACCCCTACCTATAATGAGGTGCTAACCGAGGCGGTGGCTTACGTCACAGATAACGGTTATCAGTCAGAGGAAGCTATTGCCTATTGGGCCGAGCAGTTGCGCGTAGCTGCTGAACGGTCAATGAAGTCAATGGCCGAGATTGACCAGATGGTGCGTGATTCCATGTATGCGGTATTCCGCAAACAAGTGGATATGGCCGGGGTGCTGAAATACAACCCCGGCGTCACGCCCTATCGGCTGGAGCAGATCAAGCCTGAACTGCGGGCGGAATTGGACAGGCGGATTGCCGCTAGTGTCGACCTGATTAGGGTTAACCGCCCGCAGGCGATTGAAAAGACGATGCAACGCTTTCGTGGATGGGCGACTTCGGTTCCCGCTGGCGGCAGTCGCATTGTTAAAAAAAATGATGAAAAAGCCAATTTGAAAAAGGCGCTGGCGTCCCTTCCATTTGAGGAGCGGCGCGTTGTTATAGATCAAAGCCAAAAACTATTCGCCGCAATCAATACAACGGTTGCAGTTAATGGTGGCGCTATTGGTGGATTGTGGAGAAGTCACGTTCACCAACGCGGATATAATGGCAGGCCAGACCATAATGAGCGCGAGGGTGAATTTTATTTAGTGCGCGATAGTTGGGCGCATAAGGCGGGGCTAGTAAAGCCGGGGAAAAATGGTTATACAGATGAAATAGAACATCCTGCGGAACTTCCCTTTTGCAAATGTTCATACCAATATGTGTTTTCGCTGCGTTCTGTTCCTGCTGAATGTTTGACTGAAAAGGGCAAGAAAGCGTTGGAAGAGGCTAAGGCTAAGATGGCGGCTTTGTCTGCATGAGCCTTTATCGGTATTGGCGTCGCTTCAATGAGGAGCTTGCCGTGCAGGTTGTTGCACTGGTGGCGACTATGGAGTGCGTTTACGCCTTTGCCGCATTTGTGCTGATTCCGCTTTGGTTTCCCCAGACTACGCCATTTGTGCAGTATGTTTCATCTGCCCTGCTGCAATTAACTTTTTTGCCACTTATCCTCGTGGCACAGGAAGTATCTAATCGCCGTGAGCGCGCCCATACGGAGGCGGAGCATCGTGCGGTTATGAAAGAGTTAAAGGCGCTTCGTGCGCTTATTGTCCACCCATCCAAGGATAGCACCCATGCCTCTTGAGCACGAACTATACGCGGGGCACCAGAAGAAGGCTGCAATTCGGCAGGTCGTCAAGACTGGTCAAGTTTTTGCTTGTTACGAAGAGCATACAGAGTTCTGGGACAGCAAGTACGGTCCGTCAATTCCCTATGAATGTTCAGAGGACACCCCCAATGCCGCTTGAGAAAGCCCCCGTGGGTTCGCCCGGTTTTTCGCGCAATGTTGAGACGGAAGTAAAGGCCGGAAAGCCTGTGGCCCAAGCGGTTGCGATTGCATACAAGATGGCGGGTGAAAAGCGGGGCGATGCTGCCAATGCCGCCATCTATGAGGAAAACGGCGAGTTCTATTTCCCCAAGCCCGGCAGCCATGAGCGTTACGGCCCTTATGCCAGCAAGGCCGAGGCAACCAGCGCCGCTGCAAAGGCTGGCGTTGTGGGCGATGCGGAGCGTGATCTGCCGGGTGAAGGCACTGCGGATGATGACGAGGCTATTCTAGGCCGCAAAGACGCCAATCCCGCTATTGAACGTCGCATCAAGGATATTCTTGAAGAAATTAAAGACCATCGCGATATGATTCAAAGTCATAAGCGCATAGCGGCCTTTAAAGAGAAAGAAGGAGATTTTTCTTCGGTTAGAGAATATCGCTGGCGTGTTTCTGAAGGTGAAAAATATATTAAACGGCTTGAAAATCAAATTTCTCAGCTGCGTAGCCGAAAGGATTCCGATGAGGCTATCCTTGGCCGGTCGGATGCTGGGCCGTCAGCCGATGATCTAGAAAAAGAATATAACAGGGCCGAATCTGAATTTGAGAAAATTCTCGCGCAATACAAACAAGCTGATCGAGACTTAAAACGCAGCAAAACGGCGGCTAATCGTCAGAAATATGTGCAGCTTGGAGATCAACTTGAGCGCGCTGGCGATAAAGCCCGTAACCTTCAACAGAAATGGCATGACCGCCTAAATGCGGAAGAGCGTTTGGCTAAATACAAAAGCAAAAAAGAGCGCGAAGGCAAACAGCTTGGTTTGTTTGATGCCAAGGCGCGCAAGGACGCCGCCCCCACCATCGTCCGCGAAGGTAATCAGTGGATCATATCCGTTGACGAAGGCGGCAGCGTTTCCATTTTCCGCCTTGATGTATCGGAATACCCCACCGAGGCCGATGCTCTGGAATACGCTCTAAGCAATCCGCAGTATACCAACCGCAAGGATAGCCTGCCTGCTCTGGATAGGGCGCTGGCCGCCGCTGATGCACTGTATGCCAAGGCGGATGCTGCTGGCGATAAGACCTATGTGGTCAAATATGACAATTCGGTAGACAAGACTGGGATTATTGAGGTGAAAGCGGGCAGCCGTGATGAAGCCCAAACCAAGGCTAAGAAAGAGCTAGGCGGTGAATGCAAGCGGATTTTCTATGTATCCGAAATTGCTTCGCGTTCCGATGCCGAGCGTGACCTTCCCGGTTCCAGCACCACCGAGGGCAACTATGGCATTGATGCCAAGGCTAGCAAATAAATGACCCGTGCCACCGTCAGCCATAAATCGCTTAACCGTCTGGCCGATGCCGCTGGACGGTTTAGCCATGCGCTGGCTGATGCTGAATACCACGGGCATGAAGTAACCC